ACGAAGCCACGATCAAGGCCTGGGCACAGCGCGCAATGGGGTCAGCAAAGCCCCTAGAAGGGCCTGTGAGCGTTGATCTCTACATTCGGTGCTCCGTGCCCGCCTCGTTCTCCAAACGCCGCAGAGAGGCCTGCTTGATGAATGAAGAATTCCCTACAAAACGCCCGGATATAGATAACTCGGTCAAGGCGGTGTTGGATTCTATGAATGGAATAGTATATAAAGACGATATTCAAGTGGTTCGGTTATCTGCAAAAAAGGTTTATTCGTTGGTTCCTGGAATAGATATTTGTGTGGTGCAAATATGAACGCAAACGCAGCGGTGGACTTCATTATTAGAAACGCAGGGGATTACTCCAAAGCCAAAGCACAAAGGGTTTTTTTAGAGGAGTTCAGAAAGACGAAGAAAGCCCTGCTAATGAAAGACGCAATGGCGAAGTACGAAGCCGCCAATGCTCAAGAGCGAGAGGCTTATGCACACCCGGAGTACCAAGAACTCCTCAAAGGCCTGCAGGAAGCCATAGAGATTGAGGAAGAGCTGAAGTGGAAGCTGGAGGCTGCAAGGATGAGGGTAGACATCTGGAGGTCAGAGGAAGCCTCCGCACGAATGCAAGTAAGGGCCACAGAATGATCCCCAAGCAAACTTACATCCGAAGCCAAGCACTCCTTAAAGCCGTGGCGGGGCTGCAGTGTCAATGCTGTGGGCATGAGAACTCCCAAGCCGCACACTCGAACTGGTCAGGCGGGAAGGGAAAGGGAATCAAGGCTTGCGACACCCACATCGCTGCCTTATGCCTCAAGTGCCACTGGGAGATCGACCAGGGAAACAAACTGACCAAGGACGAGCGAAAGCAGAAGTGGCTTGCTGCTCATAAGCGGACGGTCCAAGAGCTTCAGAGGCAGGGAAAATGGCCTATTGACATTCCTGTTCCCGATATAGAATTCTGATACCCTTCATCGCAGTTGTCGGGTTGGGGCTTCGGCCCCTATTTTTTGGAGCACTCATGTTCACCAAAGCCAAAGCCAAAGAGATGCAGGAGTATCTCAACCGCAACAAGCGCAAGTACCACGAGACCAAACCAATGAAGGCCTACAAGATGGCTGATGAGTTTGGCAAGGGGTACGAGGCCATCGAGATGCAGAAGGTCAAGAAGAAATGAAGTGCCCCATCGCCACCCAGGACATCCATGTAAACCTCGAGAACCGCAATCACGCTTTCGAGGAGTACGGCTACGGGCCTGCAAATCCCGAGCTGGACAACGAGGAGTTCTGGGCAGAGCGAGCAGAGGAATGGAACACCTCTCCAGACAATGCAAAGACAATGCGCTGCGGGAACTGTTCGGCCTTCATTCAAACGCCTGAGATGATGGGGTGCATCATTGGCGGGATTCAGAAAGAGGAATCCGATGACGAGACCTACGCACCGGAGGTGGTGGACTCGGCAGACCTGGGATATTGCGAACTCTTCGAATTCAAGTGTGCAGCAGACCGGACCTGTTCAGCCTGGCTGACGGGTGGCCCGATCACCAAGATGACTGACAAGCGCAAGCAGATGCTTGCAATCGCTAAATACGAAGCCAGAAAGGGCGAGTATGAAAACGAAAGCGGAGAAGAAGATCTCGAAGGTGATGACTGAGTACGGCAAGGGCAAGCTCAAGAGCAGCTCAGGCCAGAAGGTCACCAATCCGAAGCAGGCAATCGCCATTGCTCTTTCCGAAGCCAAAAGGAAGAAGAAATGAAAGGCCTGTACGCAAACATCCACGCCAAGCGTGAGCGGATCGAAAAGCAAAAGGCCGCAGGCAAGACTCCTGAGCGCATGAGGAAGCCCGGAACGAAGGGTGCCCCGACTGCCGCTGCTTTCAAAGCCGCTGCTAAGACTGCAAAGAAATGATTAAGCGCGGCAAAGAGTCTTTCCAGGGCTACAACAAGCCCAAGCGGACACCAGGCCATCCCACTAAGAGCCATGCAGTCCTGGCAAAGAGTGGGGATGAGGTCAAGCTGATCCGCTTTGGTCAGCAGGGTGTAAGCGGAAGCCCGAAGAAGGAAGGCGAGTCAGAAGCCGACAGGAAGCGAAGGGAGTCCTTCAAAGCCCGCCACGCCGAGAACATCCAAAAAGGAAAGATGAGCGCCGCTTACTGGGCAAATAAGGTAAAGTGGTAAGTTAGATTAACTACCGATGGCCCGAAAGGAATCGGATTGAAACCTCAAATCGAAACGCTGGACATTAACTCGCTCATTCCATACGCGAGGAACGCCAGAACACACTCAGAAGCCCAGATCGCCCAGATCGCAGGTTCCATCAAGGAATTCGGCTTCACCAATCCCATCCTGATCGACAAGGACAACGGGATCATCGCTGGTCATGGCCGAGTGGCAGCAGCGAGAAAGTTAAACCTCACTGAAGTACCCTGCATCCGTCTAGAGCATCTCTCAGAGACTCAGCGGAAGGCTTATATCCTGGCAGACAACAGGATCGCTCTTAACTCTGGTTGGGAGGTCGAACTCTTATCCACAGAGCTGGAAGAGCTGAAGGACTTAGGAATTAACCTTGAGAGCCTGGGTTTTGACTCAGAAGAGATTGACGCTCTCCTAAATAAGATTGAACCCACCGCAGGACTTACGGACGAGGACGAAGCCCCAGAGGTTCAAGAGCAGGCTGTTACTAAACATGGGGATATCTGGGTGATGGGCAACCATCGGCTTATGTGCGGGGACTCCACGAGCATTGATGCTGTGGATAAGCTGATGGCCGGTCAGAAGGCCGACATGGTGTTCACCGATCCTCCGTATGGAATCGCGCACAGCGGCAAAGGCATTACAGCTAATGGGGTAAAGGGGAACGATTTTGGGCAGATCATGGGCGACGAGGATGTCTCTGTCGCTATTGACGCGTTCGCTCTATGTCGCAACGAGTGGCCCGACGCTGTGACGATCTTCTGGGGCGCTAACTATTACCCGAGCGCACTTCCTGACGGGCACGGTTGGATCGTTTGGGATAAGCAACGAGAAGGCGACACATTCTCTGGCGCAGAGCTTGCATTCGTAAATGCAGGGGTTCGTGTCGATGTCTTTAGGCATATGTGGCACGGGATGGTTAAGGCATCCGAGCACGGCAAGGCCAGGGTGCATCCAACGCAAAAACCGATAGCCCTTGCCGAGTGGTGCTTCGATAGGTATTGCGCCGATGGCCGGATCATCGTTGACCTGTTCGGCGGCTCAGGGTCAACCCTAATCGCAGCAGAGAAGAACGGACGCATCGCTAGATTGATGGAGCTTGACCCAAAGTATTGCGATGTCATAGTAAAACGCTGGCAAGACTTCACAGGCAAGCAAGCAACACTAGAGGCAACAGGCCAAACCTATAGCGAGCTTACGGAACTTTCGGGATTACAAAATGCATAAGACTTCAGGGCAAGGCGTAGCCCATAAGCCAAATGATGAAAACCGAAAGGTCGTAAAGATGCTGAGTGCGGTAGGCACTAGGCATGAGGACATCGCTTCCAAGCTGGAAATCACCGACGACACCCTTCGAAAGCATTACAGGAAAGAACTGGACGAGGGCCGGATTGAAGCTAATGCTTCTGTGGCGCAGACTCTGTATCAGCAAGCCAAGAACGGAAACACCACGGCAGCGATCTTCTGGCTCAAGACTCGGGCACAGTGGCGGGAGAACGACCGCCTGGAGGTTACTGGCGCTGATGGTGCGCCGATGCAGATGGTTGTCTCATGGGCAAGCGAGAAATCATAATTCCCTACGCTCCTAGAGAGCCGCAGCTCGCCATCCATAAGATGATGGCCGAGAAACGCTTTTCGGTAGTAGTGGCTCACCGAAGAATGGGAAAGACAGTCGCTGCCCTGAACCACATCATCAAGGAAGCGATCCAGAACCAAAGAGAAGCCCCCAGGTACGCTTACATCGCTCCTACTTATGGTCAGGCAAAGCGGGTGGCCTGGGACTACCTTCTCAAATACACAGAGCCTCTCAAAGCAACCCCGAACATCTCGGAGCTTAGGACCGATTTCTGGGGACGCAGAATCCAGCTTTACGGCTCAGACAACCCTGATTCACTCCGAGGTCAATACTTTGACGGGGTGATTCTGGACGAGATCGGGGACCAAGATCCCAAGATTTGGACCGACATCATCCGTCCCGCACTCTCAGACCGGCTGGGCTGGGCACTGTTTCTCGGTACACCGAAGGGAAACAACCACTTCAAGGCTCTGAGGGACCAGGCCGAGGACGAAGAAGACTGGGGACTCTTAGAGTTCAAAGCCTCACAGACCAAGCTCATAGACGAGAACGAACTTAAAGCCGCCCGTAAGGAGATGGGCGAGGACAAATACAACCAAGAGTTCGAGTGCTCCTTCAACGCTGCGGTGGAGGGGTCTTACTACGGTTCCCTTATCAACGACCTTGAAGAAAAGGGCCGTTTGTGTCACATTGACCGGGACGATCTCTGTAGGACTTACACGGCTTGGGACTTAGGTGTTTCTGATTCGACTGCGATTTGGGTGATCCAAGCGGTAAATCAGGAGTACAGAGTCTTAGAT